AGCGTTTGTGGACCCAAGTGAAACCGCTGGCTCCGGATTGGCAACTGGAGGAGATCCGCTACTTCACAGTCCAGCTCTTCCGTCTTCTCAAGGACCGAAGCCCAGGCTTCGTCCCCAGGGCCCCCCCTCCACCAATGACCGCGTGTAATGAACTACCGCGGGCGAAGGGGGGTTGCGCGCAGATGTTCCGCAACTTTGGCCTAGATCTAACCGACTTGCCTGGTCTATACAAGTACTGCGAACGAACAGCAGTACGAAAAGGCTCCGGGATTAAATCCGTAGGAGGCTTCTCATGTATACCCATCGTAGAGGTCGGTAAGATCCGGGTTGCGACTCTGCATGGTGCACGTTACATGCACCTCGGGAGGTGTCTCTCTGCAGAGACTATTCCCCTCCTCGAGCGACATCCCTGGTTCCGAGAGGGACTTTGGGGAAGACCGGTTGAGCTCTCGAACCGACGTCCGTCCGCGCTTGTATACAGCGCCGACCTCACCGCGGCCACTGACGAAATTACTTTCGACAGGGCCCGTTGCGTGATGGAAGGCATTGGGCAAGCCTTGGGCTGGACAGAAGAACGCCAACAAGCAGCTAACAAGCTTGTTGGCTCGTTCGGGCTCGAGATCAACAAGGACTGGACGGCGCGGATAATGACATCCTGTGGAGTCTACTTAGGTCTGGGAATCTCCTGGACGGTCCTCTCAGTGCTCAACGCCTACGCTGCATGGTCATCTGCAGCGCGACCCTCCTTACACGACCCGACCTTCGGGATCTGTGGGGATGACTTAAAGGCTCTCTGGACCCCATCACGAATAGAGAATTATGAACAAATTCTCGAGACGCTGGGGCTTCGATTTAACCAGAGAAAGTCATTCCGGGGGGAGGCGGGAGTCTTCTGCGAGCGTCTTGTTCTCAAGACGGGGGCTACCACGACAACGATCGATGTCTGTGGTATACGTGAAGCTAGCGGTGCAAAGCTCCTCACACGTTCAGATCGAACGGGAGTCATTGCTGTCCGAGAAGGTCTCACTCGGCGTCTCAAGAGTAAACTCAAGAGACCCATTCGAAACCTAATCGAACACACCCTCGCTCTCACGCGGATACACCCTCTACCGTGCGGTCCCAGCTCAGTCGGAGGCGACGGTGGTCCTCTTCTGGTCAACAAGAGAAACCTCCGAAGATGGAAGGGTTTGGCAGGAGCTTGGGCACGCCTCGGCAACATGCCGCTAACTGTAAAGGAAACGGATCACTTATGGACCCAGATCCAAACAGCGCGCGACAAGTCCGCAGTGCCACGGGACCAAATCCCGAAATACAAGCAGATCAGCAAGGCCTGGCGGGAAATCCAGCCAGAGATCCTTGGAGCATACAATCGAGTCATGCTCAACATGCTTCGAGCACGGCCTCAAGAGCGGCCGTCGCATGAACTGATCAAAATGAGCCGACACCGAC